GTACCAAGTCTTCTCACGCACGTTGTAAATAATCGCATCTGTACACTCTGTTGCATTACCACGTGGATAGAACCACCAGATCTCACCCCAACGAGTTACCTTAGTACACCAGACCTTTTGACGCTGTTGGTAGTTAAGGTTGTCAAAGAACCAGTTTTGATTCTGACTGTTGGGTATTTCTTGTACAACACCGTTATACATGAGGAATCGATCAACGCCTATCCAATAAAACAATCCGTCATACTCAATCACTGAGGACGAAGACAAGATTGAACTTTGACTCGTAATCAAGTCATACTTCCAGTAGTAATTAACACCACCTACCGTTGACGGTGTGTAGCTGACGCGGATAACCGAGTCTAAAGACCAGAACAGTCCAGCAGGCGATGTCGTACCGCCCCTGAGTGGTAGACCCTTAACAATCTTACCTGTAGACACGTTGTTGGCGTTTGAGTCTGCGCTTGTCCAGTTGTTAAAGTCGGACGCCGCACAGTTCTGAATAAGGCCGTTGTTACCGTAAACAAATAGATACGGGTGAAGCATAACAACTCCGCCAGATACGGAAATGTTGTTATCAAATGTCAGCGTAACCGTACCAGAGGCCGTAGCATTAGCGCTCATAACAACTGTCCATACGCTAGCTACTTGAGCAACAAAAGTCAGTCCAGCCGTTGTGCCTGCTGTAGTCGTAATCGCTGATCCACCGGATGTTGTGGACAATGTGAATGTTGTCGATCCGTTAGTCGCAATGATGTAGTAAGTGCCTGCTGATATACCTGTAGCTGTACCCGTCAGTACGCCAGTCACAATGACTTGCTGGCCTGAGATAAGAGTCGTTGAGCTACATGAAAACTGTCCAGCCGTACCCGTCACCGCAACGTTTGCCAGAGTAAAGTTATTACTAACCAGGTTAGATGAGACTATGGTTGTGTTGGACGGTACGCCAGTTCCTGATATAGAGACACCTGGTCCCATAGCATAATTGGTCGTTGTGAATGTAACGTTAGGAGATCCATTTGTTGTTGTACCAGTTGCTGTAAACACGCCAACTGGGTTTAATGCTGTACTGGTAAAGTTACCAAACAAAGGACGAGTATTGACCGTGCTATCAATTGCGGACAGATTCTGCCCTGGATGAGCAACTAACTTATTCTGATTGCCACCGGTTGAGTCATATCCAATCTCAAACTGCCAAAGATTGTTAGCATTTGGTTGAAAGTAAGACAGTGAGGGAGCAACGTTATTACCGTAATAAGTTACAGATGTGAACTGACCTTGGAACGGTGTCACTGGGTTAAACGTTAGACCTGTTGTTGTTCCAGCGGTTGTTACTAAAGCCGTACCGCCTGCGGTTGCTGACAATGTGAACGTTGTTGTACCGCCTGTAATAACGTAATACGTACCAGGCTGTATGCCGGTTGCTGTACCTGTCAAAGTACCTGTCACACTGATAGATTGACCTGCGACTAAAGTGATTGTGCTTGCACAAGAAAATTGTCCAGCAGTTCCTGTAACCGCTACAGTAGATAAAGCATTACCGCCTATATCTGAATTGGCAAAACTAAACGTATCACCGTAACCGTAGTTAATACCGGTTGCAGTATTGGTCAAAGTTGTTATAGCATTACCAGAAACAACTACCGTATAAGTTGCTCCGCTTCCGTTGCCACTAGATGTGACCGGCGTAACCCCAGTGTACGTACCATTGACGTAGCCTATACCAGCGTACTTGATGGATTGAGTTGTGATGCTACCAACTGGATAGAGTTGTGTAGGTCCTGAACCAATACCAGATACGTTATCAGTTACCCACTGCTCTAAGCCGTTGTTATAGCCAGAGACAATGTAGTTTAGGCCGTTGAGTGAGCTCATGTACATGCCACGAGATATGCCCGTAGCATTTAAGAAGATGCCGTTGTAGCCACCAATCTTTTTGGGTAATCCGTTTTGAAACCGCACCCACTGCCCATCTACATAAGTAGGCGAAGCAAACTGAGTACCGTCCCTTTGGATACCAGGCTTGATCTGTAGGGCAACAACCTTGGCTGTCATTAGAACGCCCCTCCGGCGATTCCTACTGGAACTAAGAGTCCTGTTGTTGTCAGCGTCATACCGTTAGATCCTGAAACTGCAAATCCAAGTTGTCCACTGGCCACTAAGTAAACACCAGTTGTACCGTCACTTGAGAAACTCACTGAAGGAGCTCCAGCAGATCCGTTACCTAGCGTCAAGGCTGTAATCGTGGACGATGTAGAGGTCTGTGAGTTGTACACGTTTGTACCATCACAGATCACAATAATCGTTTGTCCTTGACCTAAAGACAGTGTCGCACCGCCTGATACCGCGGTCTTAAAGGTCAAAGAATAAGATCCAGTCGTACTGTTCTTAAGCGCATAGAGGTTAACCGTAGAAGGCAAAACAATCGTTGCGTTAGATGTCAGTGTGCCGACATAAGTTTGAATTGCGTTCGCCGCTTGTGATGTCGTTAAAGTCGTTGTACCGCCTGTCGTATTAACAAACAAGTTTGTATATACAAAGGTATTTGAACGACCATAAGCAAACGTGCTATATCCGTTAGAGCCGTTAGAAACTAAAACAATAGACTCTGTAAGCTGGAGTTGTTGCTGTGAGTTGCCGTCGATCGTATCTGAACTAGATCCGTTTGGAGCTATTGTTAAGATACCTGTTCCGCTGTTACGAACAATCACAAACCAGTCATTACCAACTACGGATGATGTAGGCAGTGTAAGGGTACCAGCTCCGCCGTTCCATACGTAAAAGGACGCACGATCAGACGGTAAGAACGTATAAGCGCTACTGACCGTTGTGAGAGGATAGGACTCGTTTAGAGTACTACCAATTGCCAGCAGGCCGTATCCAGCCAGTGTAGAAGCATTAGCCTGAGACACCCCAGTACCAAAGACAACGACTGACCAAGTACCGTTAACCGTTGTGTTATCTGTCAAATAAATAAAATCAGCAACCCCAGAGGCGATGCTAGATATTGTGTTACCGCTGTTATCAGTCACCACAAACGCGATTGAACCAACGTTTCTAACCAATACAGCCTGGCCAGTAGATACCTGAGTTGCAGGTGGCATCTGTAATTGCAGGGCTGAAGTCGTAATCGTGGTTGAGCTTACGGTCTGTGAAATGTTGACCGTATAGTTACCAGTACCACCGCTACCAGTTCCAAAAGCCGTTACCGTTGTTCCAGATGTAATACCAGTTCCTGTGATTACAGAACCAACTGCAATTGCACCAGAGGCTACAGCGCTGATTGTCAAAGTTGTACCGCTGATAGATCCTGTAAATGATCCGCCACCTAGAGTTGCAGTGACCTCAATAATTCCAGCAACAACGCTAGATGTATTACCGTTGATTGGCCACTGTAGTTGGGTTGTAGAACTAAGGGTCAGTGATTCGTAACCAATCGGCGATTGATTAACGGTTTGACCCGTGTAGGGATTAATGTATGTTGTCATGATTAAGAGTCCACAGCTATAGCTTGACGATCCCCGACACGAGAAACATCCTCGGTCTTCAAGGCGGTAATGGCTTCAGTGTACTTTTGCTGGAACACTGCACGGTTGTCATTCTTTAAGAACAGCATAGCCTGCAAGAGCGTACCGTACAGCATCGCATTAGGTGCGTACTGTGTCAGCCAGTTTGTTTGGTTTGTTGAGCTTAGAGGAGCTATACGCTCATAGAACAGTACTTCAAAGTTATAAGCCTGGTCTGGCGTAGGAGCTATGTACCAGTGCTCATAATCGCTGTCAGCGTAATAAACCGGTGTAGCCGTCTGCGAAGCATTAGGCCAGTAATTCTGTAAGTACTCTAATTTACGCAACAACACCGGCTGAGTCTGGCTAGTTGTTGGGTTGGTCAGGGTCATTGAAACTGTTTTCCTCCAGCGGGCAGGCTTTTGGATAGTCGGTGTACCTGCGGCCATAGTCGCCGTTACCACCTGTAATTGTCCCAAGGTTTTGATTTCCTGGGCTATTTCAAATTCTGCAAGAGTAATAAAAGTAGGGATGGCGGCAATCGTGGCTGGATCACTACGTTCCAAATAAGAGAGCACCATAGACGTCAAACTGTTGTACGTCATTACCCATGATGGAATTGTCGTTGCCATGTGCGCCCTTTATAGTTAGTCTATTGTCCCACTACCCGCCTAATACTTCAAGGGCATGTTTGGTCAGAGCGATTCTTTCATCCAGTCCAAATGTTCCGCCGTTGATGCGCTTAGTTAGGTTGAGCCAGTCTTCAGCTTCAGCCAGTGGATTACATCCATGAGTTGACCAGAACCAGCCTGCACTCATCGCCGCATACATTGGCTGAGCCACTGGGGCAGGGTTCTTCACAAAGTCTTGTCCAACGGCTTGTCCAAAGTGGTAGTAGTTGTCGTGGCCTGTGAGTTGGATGCATCCGCGGCCGTGGTACAACCATCCGTCACCACTGGCTTCGTCTCTGTTGCCCATACGGTTTGAGTAAATCCTGTTAGCGATTTTTTGGGGATTACGTGCGTATTGCTGGATTTCTTCGGGTTTAAATTTATGTCCGAATAACCGTTGTAACGTATCAGCGCTGTACGATAAATTCTCTTCAAGAGTCTTGAACTTGTTGCACTCGTGGGAGCACTGTCCAATAAAAGCCGCCTGTTTACGAGCATCATTAATTCCAAATGTTGTAAAAGTTGTTGTCAAGGGCTCAGACCACTCAGAGCCTATACCAAGAGCGTGTAGTTTCTCTGCGCTAATCATTTGACCCCCTTGTTAACTATTTCCCTGACGCTGTTGTACTGGGCGATACAAGCGTTGAGGTCTTTGATGGCTGAGTCCCCGTCTGAGGTGATGGCGACAATATCTTTAATAGCCTGTCTGTCAGATTCGCTTCCCTTGTTTCCATCTCCAGCGGGGGCACTTGGATTGGCTTGTACGGCACAACTGGTCGGGAGGCGCAACTCGCCAGAGTCAACACGAGCATCAATACTAGACTGCTTGGTTTTAATATCATCTTTGGCCTTCCTTAAAGCTGTTGTCGCAATCGCGATCTTCTGGTTTAACTCGGCTTCTTTGGCGCGAGCTTCGCCATTAAGTCGGATAATTTCTGCTTGATCTTCGTCCACACGTTGTTGATAGCCTGCATGATGTCCATAAAAATACACTCCTATAAAAGTTGAAATAACACCAATAATTAACCACGGATTAAACATTTCCAGCCCTCGCCTGCGCCATGCGCTCACGCTCGTGGTCAGCCTCTAGTGTAGGCGGACTCATCGGTGGAGGTGGAGGCGTCCAATTAGCAGGCGCTACAGTGATATTTTGAATAGGTGGGGGTGGAGGTGCCACGTAAGCATCCTTACCCGCCTTGACGTTGTTCATCATGGCTGTGGCCTCATTGGTCAAGCCCTTAGTCAAAATACCGCCTATACCGCCCACAATCAGCAGGACGATGTCATTAAGCATCTTGGTGTACGCCTGGTCAATTGGCGCCATTTGCTTGATTGGCTGGGTTACAAAAGTAACTGAATAGAGAAGCGCAAAGGTGATGAACGCAAATATAAGCGTCACCATGATAACGACAAACGCCCGTACTCGGACGTCTATCTCATCGGCAGTTAGTCGAGGCTGGTCCTGCTTGTTGGACAGGAGGGCTAACAATAGTTCCTTCAATTTTCTTCTCCAAGACGGGTGAAATTAAATATTCTGGGCATGTCTGATCAAACTCACAACGCGGTTTTTGGCACTGTGCGGCACTAAAGTTATCAGGGTTCTGACAAAAGTATCTATACTGATCTCCGCACCCCGCTAACAATAAAATCAATAAAGCGCATACTCTCATTCTTCCCTCTTTTCTTTTTGACGCTCAAGTTCTTTCTTTAACTTCTCTATTCTCTTTAAATCATTAGCAATCAAAATTCTTTCTTGATGTATATCCATGTACAAAAACCCAAGAATCGGCAACACCAGGACAATAAGAAGCGCTAGGATGATGATGGTAATTACATACCCCCATGTGTCACTCGATTTATTGCCCACATCAGTCCTGCCAAATATATTGCTACAAAGATTACCATTACTGTGCAAGCACTCAAAAACCAAGCCCTATCCGCCGCTTCCCTTGCCTCCGCTTCTCGTTGCGCCCTCTTTCTGACTTCCGCTTTCCTGGCTAACTCTTGTTTAACTTTGACCGTTCCAATCATCTGATTGACGCGGGAATATAAATCCTTTAACTCCGGCGGCACATGATAGATCATGTAATCCGTCAAATCCTGCCCCATCTGCTCTAGCTGTGTCTTGGCTATTACCAGGCGGATAGACCTCTCATACGTGTCCCCATCTGGGTCAAATATCTTCTCAATCTTCTCTTCTTCTACCCTTATCGCATCTGCACAATCTCTGAAATTCTTAAAGAATATTACCAGTTGATCACCAATCTCTGCGTATATTGCCTTCTCGTCAAACTTTACTTTTTCTTTTTTCTTAGGCGCTTCGACTTTCTGATTTCCCTGATCTGGAGTTGGTTGCGCAAATAGCTTTCCAATCCATCCCCATATTCCCTTAACCTCTTTTGCAATCTGTTTAACTTCTCCGATAGTCTTGTTGACATCTTTTACAAGCGCCTTGCCTTCGTTGTACATCGCGCACAACTCTTTAACCCCCGTGAAGGCGGCATTTGCGGCTTGGAATAGAAGCAAGAACTCAATGTTAGAAACCTATAAACTTGTGTAGGAGCTGGGCGGCAACTCCAGGACCCAAAAGAACGCAGGCCATGAGAATATAAAGCATAGTCTCAATTCGCTTCATTCTTTTGGAGCCATCATCAAAACGCGATTGAATCGCGGTGTATCGCTGTGCACAAACAGCCTCATGGACTGCAAGCTTCTTGTCGGTTTCTGTGGCTAATTCGTGCACGCCGTCCATGATTAGCTCGCTAGAGTTTCTGTGGGGGGCGATTGAATCGCGTTTTCTGGCTGATTTCTGGCTTCAGTTTGAATGCCTTCGATCAATTGAAATACTTCTTGGTAAGGACGGCTTCCCAAGTAAGACAAAAGTCCGTTTATTAGATTTGTAGAAATTTGCAGTTTTTCCATTTTTTTCTCCTTTCCGCTAAGATTGGGTAGCGGATTGACCCATTTTATTATGTCGAAACAGAAAAATTGATATTGTTTGCGCCAACAGCAATATACCGTTGAGATGTATTAGCATTGCACGCAATTGCTAAGAAAGAATTAACTTGGCTTGTGACTAACAAAGTATAAGTCCATGTTGTGCCATTTGTAGACTTAAAATAACCCTGGTCAGCGCTTCCGTTTTGTGCCGCTGAAATCATTAATCCTGCGGCATTAATAGCAAGACAACTAGATCCTTTACCGCCTAGATTTACGCCGTATGTACCACTGGCCAAAGACGGAACAGCCCAAGTAGATCCAGTTGAATTTGATAATGAATAGTAAGAAGGTCCATACGAACCAATCGCTACAAACTGATTTAATTTAGCGTTCCAAACTACTCCAGCCATAATAACGCCAGATGTTGCAGGTGGTACGCCCATTGATCCGCCAGTAAAGCTCGTACCGTTTGAAGACGATATAAAAATCGGCGTCTGAGCGCTTGGGCCAACGTTAAAGTATGCACCCACGCCTGACCAATATCCTGCTGGATTTACAGTTAATGCATATAGTGTCGGGCTACTACCTGTACCGCTTATGGTTACTGGAGAAGTCCAGGTAGTTCCATTAGAAGAGTAAACCGTCGCAATTAGCGAAGAGTACTGTCCCGCAACAACTGTAAGACCTGAAGAATTTACAGCCACACAACTAATAAAGAAATTAGATATTGTGGCCTGTAAAGTAGCCGTTCCGCCGGTTGTTATCGTGTAAATAACGCCGTTGTTATTACCGTCTTGCCCTACAGCAATAAATACTCCCAGGGTTTGATTCCATGCTACAGATGATAAGAACGGTATTTTGGTACTTGAGTTCAGTAATGTAGTTGGCGCACCCCAGGTTGTGCCATTTGACGATAACCAAAAGGCCGCATTGTTGTTTGTGGGTCCACTGGTATAGTAACCGCCTACGACGCAATATACCCCGCCAGAACTGCAATCTACGCCATAAGTAACACCGTTAGCGTATAAAGAGGTTGGTGTAGTAAATCCTAAGAAAGCTGAGGCACTATGAAAGCTATTCATATTGATGGCACCAGAGGTAGCTACACCGCTGTTATTGGACGTGTTGGGTACGTATCCACCGCCTCGGTAATAAGTCTTAAGTCCAATAGGCGTAGAACCACCAAACTCAGTATTTACGGCTGAGAGGGATATTGCGCCAGAACTGGGTAGCGTCATGCTGGTGTACCTGATGCAGTTACGTTAGCAAGGGCTATGAAATTACCGCTAGAGTCTAAAGAGGCCACTACAGTGCCGTTATAACTAAATTCTAGGACTGTGGCTGTACCGCCGGTTTGTACCGTCCAGCCTCCTGAATTAGATATTTTTGTGGCACTTGTTGCGGTTGTTGCGCTTGTTGCAGTACCCGCGGTTGCGGCGTTTAGGTTGGCCACTTGGGTTGTGCTAGATACAACAAAAGGAGGCGTACCTGTGGATACGGTTGAGGTAATTTGACTGAATGTACCGCTTGTTGCTGACTTAGTAGCCAAGACTTGAACCGTACCTGAGTTATCCTTGTAGAACAATTTACCATCGGCATAGTTAATTGCTAACTCACAGCCAGAGGATGAGCTGGTCAAATTGGCCGCGATTGGAGTATTTGTTGACGTACCACTTCCGTATATCAGCAAAGGAGTGTATCCGGATTGGCTCATGGTAATGTCTCCATAAATGTGGTTAGTGCTGATCCAGTAATAGGATTACCTTCAGCATCGTTTAAGACTACTCCGTTTTGGATGTCTTTTTTAAATTGTTGGTAGTCTGTGTTGGCTGGGTCAAATGGAATAAAGGCGTTGTCTGCCAAACGCTTAACACCGCTATATTCATTGGTTAAAGAATTTTTAATTAGTTTATACATGATTAAAGTTCCGCTGATGCTTGAACAGTTGATGAAGTGCAAACTGTTGGGTTTCCTATTACTCCAGAAGTACCACTAATTGTTCCGTATGCACGCATGGTATATGCTGTCTGGTTATCAAATGTAGG